ACCATTCGGAGATTTTTTTCTTTTTTCTGGGAAAACCAAGGATGCCGGGGCCGGGCAGGACCTGTTTGGGGAGCCCTGGGTCGAGCCCAAGGACCCGCGAGGCCGCAAGCGCCACAAGCGTGACCCGCAAGTCGCCGAAATTGTTAAGCTTTCTCGCGCCGACGGTATGAAGATCGAAGAGATCGCCGCCCGGGTTCAGCTCAGCCCGCCGACCCTGCGGCACTATTATTTTCCGGAGCTGACCTTCGGGCCGCAGCAGCTGCGGGCCGAGGTGTTTGCCGCCCTGGCTGCCCAGGCCAAGAAGGGCAACGTCTCGGCCGCCAAGGAAATCATCCGGCTGCTGGAGAAGGCTGAGGCGGCGGTGCCGATCTCAAAAGGCCAGGCCGCCGCCCTTCGCGCTGAACTCGTCGAGCCCGCCCTGGGCAAGAAAGCCGCCGCTGATCGCGACGCCAAGACTGCACATGAGGGCACCGAGTGGGGGGATCTCTTGCACTAGCTGAGCCCTGGTCGCTCGCCTGTCCCGACTGGGTCGAGCGACTGCAGTCCGGACGCTCTCTGGTTCCTGATCTTCCTCTGGACCTGGACGAGGGCAATCGCGCAGTCGGGATTTTCAACCGGCTTCGCCTGCCCGATGTGCCGGGTCAGCCGACCATGGCGACGGCGGCCGGCGAGTGGTTCCGCGACATCGTGCGATCAGCCTTCGGGTCGCTGGATAAGGAAACGAACGCCCGCCGCGTCGCCGAGATCTTCGCCCTGGTTCCAAAGAAGAACAGCAAGACGACTGGCGGCGCCGGGATCATGCTGACGGCGATGCTGATGAATGAGCGTCCGAACGCGGAAATGCTGTTTGTCGGTCCAACGCAGGAAATCGCCGCCCTGGCTTTCCAGCAAGCGGCCGGGATGATTGAGGCCGACGACTATCTGGCCAAACGGTTCCACGTCCAGGAACACCTGAAGACGATCACCGACCGCCGCAACGACACCAAGCTCAAGGTCAAAACCTTCGACATGCGGGTGATGACCGGCGTCAAGCCTGTTGTCGTGCTGGTCGACGAACTGCACATCATGTCGTCGTCGTCGTTCGCATCGCGCGTCATTGGTCAAATCCGGGGCGGCCTCCTGGCCAATCCGGAAAGCCTGCTGATCTTCATCACCACCCAGAGCGACCAACCGCCGGTGGGCGTCTTCAAGGCCGAACTGCAGTTCGCCCGAGGCGTCCGGGACGGCCGGATCACTGACCAGGTCCGCATGCTGCCTATCCTGTATGAGTTCCCGGAAGCGATGCAGATCGCCGCCGACAAGCCGTGGATGGACCCCGCCAACTGGCCGATGGTCATGCCGAACCTGGGCCTGTCGATCTCGATTGACCGCCTGATCGCTGACTTCGCCGGGGCCAAGGAAAAGGGCGAAGAGGAAATCCGGCGCTGGGCGTCGCAACACCTCAATGTCGAGATCGGCATGGCGCTGCACTCGGATCGCTGGGCGGGAGCCGATTACTGGTTGGGCGCGGCGGATGAGACGATCACGCTCGATACGATCATTGAGCGTTGTGACGTCGCTGTCGTCGGTGTGGACGGCGGCGGCCTTGACGACCTTCTGGGTCTGGGCGTGCTGGGCCGCTGCAAAACGACGCGCGACTGGCTGCTGTGGAACCGGGCCTGGGCTCAAACCGACGTCCTGGAGCGCCGCAAGGATATCGCCGAAACGCTGCGAGATTTCGAGGCGGACGGCGACCTGGTCATCTGTGAAGACCCGACGCAGGACATTCGCGAGGTCGCCGATATCGTCGAGCGGCTGAACGCCGCCGGCCTGCTGCCCGAAGCTGATGCCGTAGGATTCGACGCCCAGGGCGTGGCGGCCATGGTCGATGAGATCGCCTCACGCGGGATCTCGGCCGAACAGATGATCGCGGTTCCGCAAGGCTATCGCCTGTCGGGTGCGATCTGGGGCTCCGAGCGCAAGCTCAAGGACGGCACGCTGTGGCATGCGGGCCAAGGCCTGATGACCTTCTGTGTCGGCAACGCCAAGGCCGAACAGCGCGGCAACGCCGTGCTGATCACCAAGCAAACCGCCGGCAAGGCGAAAATCGATCCGCTGATCGCCAGCTTCAATGGGTTCGTCCTGATGAGCCGCAACCCTGATGGGCGCGGACAGACGGTCTACAAGCGGCGCGGCCTGCTGGTGATGTGAGGCGACATGAAATTTATCGACCGCATGATCAGCGCCTTTGGTCCCGCCCGGGCCCGGCCGCAGCCGAACGCCGCCGTGCAGGACTCCGGCGGCGGGGTAACGATTACCTCGGCCAAGGATCTGGACGACTATCTCCGCGACGGGGAGACGGGCAGCGCTGGGGTTTCGGTGACGCCAGACAGGTCGCTGAAGGTCGCTGCTGTCTGGGCCTGCGTTCGGATCATCGCCGGCGCCGTAGCCACGATGCCCTTGGGCCTGAAACAACGCGTTGACGCCCGCATGCGGTTGGACGCCAGCGACCATCCGCTCTGGAAGGTTCTGCGCCGCCGCCCCAATAGCTGGATGACGTCGAGCGCCCTGCGCCGAATGCTGACCGCGCATGTTCTGCTGCGGGGCAACGCCTACTGTCTGATCGTGCGGTCCCTAGGCCGCGTCATCCAGCTGATCCCGCTGCACCCGGACCGGGTGCGTGTTGACCAGATGGACGATTTGAGTCTGGTCTACACCTTCACGCGAAAGGACGGCCGCCAGGTCGTGCTGCCGCAATCCGAAGTCTTCCACCTGATGGGCCTGACGCTGGATGGCTTCACCGGCGTGTCAGTGATCAGCTACGCCGCCGCCATGATCGGCCTTTCGATCGCCACTGATCGCCACAGCGGCGCGCTGTTTGCCAACGGCACGAACATCGGATCGGTCCTGCGCGCCAAGAAGGAACTGGGCGCCGAAGCCCAGGCCACCCTGCGCGCCAGCCTTGAAGCCTATCGCGGCGCCGAGAACGCCAACAAGACCCTGATCCTTGAAGAGGACATGGAGTTTGAAAAGCTGGGCATGACGGCGGCCGATGCCCAGCTGGTCGAAAACCGCAAGCTGACACGCACCGACATCGCGATGTTCTTCGGCGTTCCGCCGCACATGATCGGCGACACCGAGAAATCAACGAGCTGGGGCTCGGGCATTGAACAGCAGTCGCAGGGCTTCGTCGCCTACACGCTGCAGGACTGGCTGACGACCTGGGAAGAGACGATCGGGCGCGACCTGATCACCGAAAAGGAAGCCGACGACGGCTTGTTCGCCAAGTTCAACACCGCCGGTCTGATCCGGGGTGACATGGCCGCCCGCTTCGCCGCCTACGCCGTGGCCCGCCAGTGGGGGTGGATGTCGGTCAACGACATCCTGGCCCGCGAGGACGAAAACCCGATCGTCGGCGGCGACGTCTATCTGCAGCCGCTGAACATGGCCGAGGTCGGCAAGCCCGGCACGAACCTGCCGTCCGACGCCCTCAAGGCGCTGAACCAGCTGATCGCCGAACGCTCTGGAGAAAAAGCCTGATGACCGTGCGCGCCCTTCCGCCGCTGCCCGCCGCTCCGCGCCCGCCAAAGGCCGTGACGACGCGAACCGGGTTCGCCTCGCCCTTGGGCGCGGTTTTACCGCGCGGGGCGTTGGCGCGTCCGCAGGCAAAGGCGCGACCTCTGGCCCTGCCGCTGCCCTCGCGCGGCAACCTGCAAGCCTATGTCGCGCCGACCAACCGCGCCGACTTTGACCGGATCTCGGCCAAGGCGGCCGGCGTCCGGGCGCTGGCCGCCGGCGATAATGTCATCGGCATGTTCGAGACGATCGGCGAGGACTGGTGGACCGGCGGCGGCGTCACCGCCAAGAAGGTTGCCGCCCAACTGCGCGCCATCGGTGATCGGCCTGTCGAGGTCCAGATCAATTCGAACGGCGGCGACATGTTCGAAGGCATCGCGATCTACAACGTGCTGCGCGAGCATCCCCAGCCGATCACCATCAAGGTCATGGGCATGGCGGCCTCGGCGGCGTCGGTCATCGCCATGGCCGGCGACGTCGTCGAGATCGGAGCGGCCTCGTTTCTGATGATCCACAACTGCTGGGTCATGGCCGCCGGAAATCGCCATGAACTGCGCGACGTGGCCGATTATCTCGAGCCGTTCGACCAGGCCATGGTCGACCTCTACGCCCAACGCTCCGGCCAGCCCGCCGCGACGGTCGCCAAGTGGCTGGATGCCGAAACCTATATGTCCGGGTCGCAGGCCATCGCCAACGGCCTTGCCGACACCCTGCTGCCGGCCGACGCGACCAAGGTCGACGCCAAGGCCATGGCCGGCGACCAGGACGTCAACGCCGTTCGCACCATGGAACTGGCCCTGCTGGCCAGCGGCTACACCCGCACCCAGGCGCGCGCGCACATCAACAAGATCAAGGGCACGCCTGGCGCTGCCCTGAACGACGGCACGCCTGGCGCTGCCGATACCGCCTGGCTCGGCGCTGCCGCAAGCCTTCTCAAAACTCTCAAGTCCTGAAGGGGCTATCATGACCAAGCACGTCCCGGCCGCGCATTTCGCCCTGGCCACTCCTCCCCACGCCCTGCTGGGTGTCGTTCGCGCTGACGCGGGCGACCCGGCCAGCATTCTGGCGTCGCTGCACACCGCGTTCGAAGGCTTCAAGGCCGAAAGCGACGCCCGCATCAAGGCGCTGGAATCCGGCAAGTCGATCGACCCGCTGGCGACCGACAAGATCGAGCGCATGAACACCGACATCAGCGCCCTGACCAAGGCCCTGGACGACGTCAATGCCGCAATCGCCGCCGGCCGCCTGGGCGGCGGCGCCGGTGACGGTCTTTCGGCTGAACAGCGCGCCCACACTCAGGCGTTCGACAAGTTTTTCCGCAAGGGTGTCGACGCCGGTCTGTCCGACCTGGAGGTCAACGCCAAGCTGACCACGCAATCTGATCCCGACGGCGGCTATCTGGTCCCGACCGAGATCGAAAAGCAGATCGACCGCGTCCTGGGCACGGTCTCGGTCATGCGCCAGCTGGCCACGGTGATGCCGATCGGCGTCGCCGAGTACAAGAAGATCGTCAACACGGGCGGCACCGTCGCCGGCTGGGCAGGCGAAGAAGACGCCCGCCCTGAGACCGCCACGCCCAAGCTCAAGCAACTGCTGTTCTCGGCAATGGAGCTGTATGCCAACCCGTTCACCACGCAGACCATGCTGGATGACGGCATCGTCGACATCGCCGCCTGGCTGTCGGATGAGGTCAACGTGGCGTTCGCCGAACAGGAGGGCGCTGCCTTCGTGGCCGGTGACGGCCAGAAGAAGCCTCGCGGTCTCTTCGCCTATGACAACGTCGACAACACGTCCTATGCTTGGGGCTCGGTCGGCTTCGTCAAGAGCGGGCACGCGACGGCGTTCGCATCGACCGCGCCGGCTGACGCCCTGATCGCCCTGTATCATGCGCTCAAGCAAGGCTATCGGAACGGCGCTTCCTGGCTGATGTCCGACGCCACCCTGCTGGGCGTGCGCCAGATGAAAGATGGCCAGGGCAACTATCTCTGGGCCGCACCGTCGGACAAGGAAGGCCCGGCCACCATCCTGGGCAAGCCGGTCAACACCGACGACAACGCTCCGGTCATCGGCGCTGGCGCCTTCCCGATCGCCTTCGCCGACTTCAAGCGGGCCTATCTGATCGTTGATCGCATGGGCGTGCGCATCCTGCGCGATCCGTACTCCAACAAGCCCTATGTCAGTTTCTACACGACCAAGCGCGTGGGTGGCGGCATCGCCAACTTCGAAGCCGTCAAGCTGCTGAAGATCTCCGCCTAACAGGCGCCGCGCCCGCGAGGGTGTGTGATTTCGCGGCCCGGACAATGTCCGGGCCGCGCTGACCAAGTCCCCAAAACTTTCGAACAAGGACCCTTCCCATGAAGGATATTCATAGCGCGCTCTCTCGCGTGGCGCTTCTCGGCTGCGCTGCTTACAACGCCGACAACACCCCGGCGGCCGTCGACCTTCGCGGCTACAACTCGGCCGAAATCCTCCTGGATGTCGGCGTCGGCGGCATCACCTTCTCCGGCACCAACAAGGTCGAGTTCAAGCTCACCCACAGCGACGACAACACGACCTATACGGACGTGACCAGCACCGACATGCTGGGTGACCTGGTTGTCGCGAGCGGCGGCATCATCAAGTCGCTGATCGTCGCTCACGCCGCCGCCGCCGTCTATCGCTACGGCTACAAGGGCGGCAAGCGCTACCTGAAGCTTCTGGCCGATTTCGGCGGCACGCACGGCACGGCCACTCCGATGTCGGCGTCGGTTCTGCTGGGCCACGGCTTCAGCCAGCCGCAAGCCAATCAGGCCTGATCTGATCATCTGGAGACGCGGTGATGCGCTTTGCCTACAAGCCAATCCGGGTGACGGCTCCGGCCGAAAAGCCCGTCTCGGTTGAAGAGGCGATGCTGTATTGCCGCGTCGATGATCCCGACCAGTCGCCGATGATTGACCGGTTCGTCGGCGCGGCGACCGAGCACCTCGACGGCTATTCCGGCACGCTGGGGCGCTGCATCGTCACCCAAGTCTGGTCGCTGACCTTCGACCGGTTCTGCAAGATCCTTCGCCTGCCGTTCCCGGCCAGCGAGATCGTCAGCATCAAGCATGTCGACGCATCCGATGTTGAGCAGACGGTCGCTGCCAGCGTCTATGCCCTGCGCCACGACGCCCTGGGCAGCTATGTCGAGCTGAAGTCTGATCAGTCCTGGCCGGCGATCGCTGACCGCCGCGAGGCCGTCAAGATCACCTTTAAGGCCGGGTTTGGTGCGGCCGAGGCCGTCCCGGAAGGGATCAAGACGGCGATCCTGATGATTGTTCGCGAGGTCTATGACGCGGGCAAATCCGACACCGAGTCCGCGCCGCGCATCGCCCTGTCCGGGGTGATGAAATGGTTCCTGAGTGACTACGCGCTCAAAGCGCTCTGACCATCCCGGACGCCGTTCGGGTGCTTCCCTGCAATCCCACATAGGAGGCCATGATGGCCCTTAAGACCCAGATCGACGTCAGCATCTCCGCGCTGGCGACCAAGGACAATGATATCGCCTCGGTTGAGGCGACGATCAATCTGAAGCGCCGGATCTCGCTGTTGACCGGCGTCGCCGTCAGTCAGGCTGATCAGGTGTTCAGCGACACCCGCACGCTGGCCGCCTCGGGCACCGAGGATCTCGACCTGGCCGGCGGTCTGTCCGACCCGTTCGGTGCGGCCCTGACCTTTGTCAAGGTCAAGGCGATCATCCTGCTGCCGGCCACCGGCAACACCAATGACGTTCTGCTGGGCGGCGCGGCCTCCAACGGCTTTGTCGGCCCGTTCGCCGATGCGACCGACAAGGTCAAGGGCGGCCCTGGCGGCGCCATCGTCCTGGTCGCGCCCAAGGCCGGCTGGACCGTCACGGCGGCCACGGGTGATCTGCTGAAGGTCGCCAACAGCAGCTCCGGCACGCCTGTCACCTATGACATCGTCATCGTCGGCACGAGCGCCTGATCATGCTGCGCGCGGGTGATCTCAATCGCCGTGCCATGTTGATGGCCCCGACGACCGAGGCTGACGCCCTGGGCGGCGAGGTCACTACCTGGTCAGTGGTCGGAACGGTCTGGGCGCAGAAAGCCGAGATCCGCGACGCCGAACGCGTCCAGGCCGCCCAGATCGGCACGGCCATCACCACGCGCTTCGTGGTTCGATGGTCGTCGCTGACCCGCGAGGTCGCTGAGAACTGGCGGGTCAGCTGCGACGGCGTGCTGCATTCCGTCGTGCGGGCCAAGGAAACCGGGTTTCGCGAAGGTGTCGAGATCACCGCCAACGCTATTCCGGCCGGTGGCTGACCGTGGCCAGGGGTGGAAAGTTCAAGGTCTCTGGCTTCAAGGAACTGGATAAGGTTCTGGGCCAGCTGCCGAAAGCGACCGCCAAGAAGGCTCTGGAGCGCGTGCTGTTGAAGGCCGCCGCGCCGATGCAGGAAACGGCCCAGGGTCTGGCCGCCCGGCGCGACCCTGGCGCGTCGGTTCGTACCTTCAAGGTCCCGGGCGGCGGCAAGAAGGTGCGCAAAGTTGGCACCCTGGAGACTCTAACCCAGATCGGCACCCGCCTGACCAAGCGCCAGGCGCGGATGACCCGCAAGGAAGGCAAGGATTTCGCGGAGGTCTATGTCGGCACCCGCGACAAGATCGGCCTGCTGATCGAGGACGGCACCAAGGATACGGCGCCGCAGCCGTTCATGCGGCCCGCCTGGGATCAGCACAAGCAAGAAGCCCTCACCAGCATCCAGCAAGGGATGGGCGAGGAGGTCATGGCCGCTGCGGCCCGGGTCGCCCGTCGCGGCGCCAGAAAGCGATAGGTCATGGAAGCCGATCTGAGAACGTTTCTGCTGGCGGCGGCCGGGGTGTCGGCGCTGGTCGATGGCCGCGTTGCCTGGAACGCACGCCCGCGGGGCGAGGGTCTGCCCGCGCTGTGCCTGCACAAGATCAGCGGCGCCCCGAAATACGTCCTGGTCGGCCGCACGTCGCTGTCGGAATCGCTGGTGCAGATCGATTGCTGGGCCTCGACCGCAGCGAGCGCGCGCGGCTTAGCCGACGCCGTGATGGTGGCTTTCGACACCCTGAGCGACCCGATCCAGGGCGCTTTCATAGTTCGCGACCGCAGCGATTTCGAGGCGGGCGACGGCCCTCGCGCCGATGGCGCGAAAGACTTTCACCGCACCAGCCTGGATGTCCGGGTCTGGCACAGACCAACCTAACAGGAGCAGACCATGGCAGAATCCGCAGCCATCCTTGGCTTTGGCACCATCTTCGAGCTGGAGACCGCCGCCGGCTCGGGCGTGTTCGAACAGATCGCCGAGGTGACCAGCCTCACCCCGCCGACCGAAACCACCGACTCGGTCGAGGTCACCCATATGGAAAGCCCGGACATGACCCGGGAATTCATCCCCGGCTTGATCGATCCGGGCGAGGTGGGCCTGGACATGAACTGGATCCCCGGTTCGGACACCGATGACCTGCTGCGCGCCTGGCGCGAGCGCCGCCGCGCCCGCATCACTTTCCCGAACAGCGTCACCTGGACGTTCTCGGCCTTCAAGACAAGCTATTCGGGCGAAGCCCCGATGGAAGACAAGATGGCCGGCTCGCTGACCGCCAAGGTCACGTCTTCCGTTCTCCCCGGCGTCGCCGCCTAGTCGAAACCTGGCCCGGCCGCATGAGCGGTCGGGCCGACAGGCGAACCGGGTTCGCCTGCATTCCCTTCAAGGTATCCCATGCATAATCCCGTCAAGGGCGAAGTCGGCTTTATGGTCGACGATGAACGCTATGTCCTGGTGTTCTCGATCAATGCCCTGTGCGCCCTGGAAGACGCTCTGGACATGTCGGTGTCCGACATCGGTGCGCGGATGACCGCCGGCATGCGCATGTCGTTCCTGCGCACGGTGTTCTGGGCTGGCCTGATTGATCGTCGGCCTGATCTGACCGAACGTGAGGCGGGCGATATCCTGACCGCCGTCGGCGCGGCCGAGGCCGGTTCGCTGATCGCGCAGGCGTTCACTGCGGCGTTCCCAAAAGCGGAGGCGGCCACGGGCGCCGCCCGCCCTCGGAGCGCGCCGGCGAAAAAGCCGGCGGCTGGTGCTGGCCCGATCTCTTCACCCTCTGGTGCGAACTAGGCCTGGGCCCGGCTGACGCCTTCTGGGCACTGACGCCGCGCCTGTTTCAGCTGGCAGTTCGCGGCGCGACCAATGCTCGTGTTCGGGCTCGCAACGATCGGATGGAATTGGCGTGGCACGTCACGGTGCTGCCGCGCATGAAGCGCCTGCCGACCCTCGAAAAGCTGCAGGGCGGGCGGGCCTCGCCACGCGGCAAGATGACTTCAGACCAGATGCTGGCCGTTGCCATGAAATGGCATCGTGCCCTGACCGCGCCGCGCAACCCGGCGGCGCGCCGCACCTCCGCCAATCCGCAGTCACCCAGGAAGGGAGACGGTCATGCCCAATAACGCCCTGATCGGAGCCCTTCGCGTTGATTTGGGCCTGGATACTGCCCAGTTCACCGAAGGCCTGACTTCAGCCCAAAAAGAGCTGAAGAAGGTCGGCAAGTCCATGCAGGACCTGGGCGGCAAGCTGACCAATATCGGCGCTGGGATGTCGATTGGCATCACGGCCCCGATCGTGGCGCTCGGCGCGGCTTCGCTGCAGGCGGCCAAGGAAAGCAAGCTGGCCTTTGCCCAGGTCGAGGCAGCCCTGAAGTCGATGGGCTCGGCGGCGGGCCGCAATGCCGAACAGCTGAAGGCGCAGGCCGCCCAGCTGCAGGCGACCTCGACCTTTGATGATGACGACATCCTGGGCAAGGTGACGGCCAATCTGCTGACCTTCGGCAATGTGTCGGGCGAGGCGTTCGACCGCGCCCAGCAGGCGGCTGTCGATCTGTCGGCGCGTCTGGGACAGGATCTTCAGTCGTCGGCCATTCAGCTGGGCAAGGCGCTCAATGACCCGGTCAAGGGCGTCAGCGCCCTGGCCAAGGTCGGGGTTTCGTTCACCGAACAGCAGAAGGCCCAGATCAAGGCGATGGCCGAGGCCGGCAATGTTGCCGGGGCCCAGGGCCTGATCCTGAATGAACTGGAAAAGCAGTATGGCGGCGCGGCGCAGGCCATGCGCGATGCCACGCCGGAAGCGGCGACGGTCGACGCCTGGCGCGAGTTTCAGGAAACGATCGGCGAGGTCGCGCTGAAGGTGCTGCCGCCGCTGACCGCGATACTGACCCGCGTGCTGGACGGCTTCAACACGCTCGATCCCGGCCTGCAGACCATGATCATTGGCGGGGCGGCGCTGGCCGCCGCGCTGGGGCCTGTCGCCATTGGCCTGGGAAGCGTGATCTCTGTCGCCGGCGCCCTGCTGCCGGTGCTGGCGCCGGTGGGCGCGTTTCTTTCGGCTGTGCTGATCCCTGCCGCCATTGCCACGGCTCCGGTCTGGGGCCCCATCGCCCTGGGCGTCGCTGCGGTCAGCGCAGCCATCGCCCTGCTGATCAAGTTCTGGCCACAGATTAAGGCCTGGGCCACCGGTGTGGCGATGGCTATCGGCGAGGCGACCGGTCAGGCGGTCAAGTCGGCCAAGGCTCTGTTCGATGGCGTCAAGCTGTGGCTGGGCGAAAAACTGCTGGCGGTGTTCAACTGGGTTCGCGACAAGGCCAAAGCGGTCGGGGATGCGTTCTTCCAGCTGTATGACCGCGTGGTGGGTCATAGCTATATCCCCGACATGGTCGAGGGCGTGGCCACCTGGATGGCCAAGCTGGATAAGGGCATGGTGGCCCCGGCCCAGAGCGCCACCCAGGCGACGGGCAAGGCGTTCGAGGATCTCGGTGTCGGCGTGGTGTCGGTGTTTGCCGACATTCCAGCCGCGACCATCGTGGCCAATGACAATCTGAAGACCCTGGCCGACACCGTCGATATGGTCGGCAGCCATTTCGACACCGCCGGCGAGCTTATGGCTCAGGCTTTCGACGACACTGCCCGGGCGGTCGATGGCGTCTATCGATCACTGAAGAGCAAGGACTGGACGGGTCTGATCAAGGGCGTCCAAGACGTGGTCACCTCGATCAAATCTGCCTATTCGGCGGCGGGCGGCGGCTTCAACGGCGCTGGGTCTGCGGCGGGCGCGGCGGCCGGGGCGCTGAGCCCTTATGTCGGCGGCGTCGGCGGCAGCACGCTGAGCGGCGTGGCTATGGGCGCGCAGCTGGGCGGGATGATTGGCCCCATCGGCGCGGGTCTGGGCGCGGTGATCGGCGGCGTCGGCGGTCTGATCGGCGGGTTGTTCGGCTCGAGCAAGAAGAAGAAAGCGGCCAAGAAGGCGGCCGAGGAAGCCGCGCGGCAGGCGGCCGAACAGGCCGCCGCCCAAGAAGCCGCGCGCCTGCAGGCCATTGCCAACACCCGCCGCGAACTGGACATCCAGCTGCTGGAAGAGTTGGGCCGGGGCGAAGAGGCGCTGGCGCTGCGGCGTGAAGACGCGTTGGCGGCGATTGATCCCTCGCTGCGCGCCCTTCAGCAGCAGATCTGGGCCCAGCAGGACCTGACCAAGGCGCAGGAAGAGGCCGCTGAAACGGCTGCGCGCGTGGCCGAAGAGACGGCCGCCGCCGCTGAAACGGCTGCGCGCGTGGCCGAAGAGACGGCCGCCGCCGCCGAAGCCGCCGCTCGCGTCGCCGATGAAGCCGCCGCTGCGGCTGAGCGCGCGGCGCAAGCTGCGGCTCAGGCCCTGGCCGATGCGATCTCGCGTTCGGCCGGCGCTGTCGCGAGCGCGCAGGACGCGCTGCAGGCGGCTTATGACAAGGAAGCCTCGGCTCTACAGGGACGGATCGGTCGCTACAAGGATCTGGCCACGGCCCTGCGCGCCTATGGCCAGTCGATCAGCTCGGGTGCCGGCATCTCGTCGCGCTTTCAAACCGTGGCGGCCCTGGCGGCGCAGGGCGATGAACAGGCCCTTTCCGACCTGGTCGACGTCAGCGAGCAATATCGCGACCAGGCCAAGGCCACGGCCACTTCGCTGGCCGATTATCTGCGCAAGGAAGCCGAGATTAGGCGAACCGCAGTTCGCGCCGCCGACGCGGCCGACCAACAAGTCAGTGTGGCTGAGCGGCAGCTTTCGGCGCTTGATCAGTCTGTCGCGGGCTTGATCGCCATCCATGATGGCGTCCTGTCGGTGCGCGACGCGATTGGCTATCTGGGCGCCGCCCTGGGTGAATATGCCCGGGTTTCGGGTCGGAGCCTGGGCGCTAACCCGTCATCCAATGCGGCCCTGGCCAGCGCCACCGGCTATGCGGGCGATTTCGGGACCGGTGGCTTTCAGGCCTGGATCGTTCAGCAGGATGAAGCGACCAAGTCAGCGGCGCGACAGATCCTGAACGCCTTTGGTCAGTCTAACAGGATCAGCGGTTTCAAGACCGGCGGCGGCTTTGAAGTCGGCGGCTTTGGCGGCGCTGACAGCCAGCTGGTGCAGGCCTGGATGTCGCCGGGCGAAATGGTCAATGTGTCCAAAACCGACACCATGGCCGAGTTGTCGCGCGAGCTTGGCCGTACAAACGCACGCCTTGAACAGCTGATCATCAACAGCGGCCAAAGCATGCGGCTGCTGAAGAAATTCGACGAGGACGGCGTCTGGGTTCACGGCGAAGTCGTCGGCGATAACCCTGATCCTGCTCCGATCCTGACGCAGGCGGCCTGATGTTTTACTTGATCAGACCCTATCGGGTTACCCAGGCGTCGCTGCTGTCGAGCAATGTCCCGGAAACGGTGGCGCTGTATGCGGTCGGCACGACCTATGCGCTGGGCGCTCAGGTGCGCGAGGACGCCGCGGGCGGTTCGGTGATCTATGAGAGCGCCGCAAACGGCAACCTGGGGCACGCCCTTGTCGACCGTGACTGGTGGATCCCTCTGGGGCCCAGCAACCGCTGGGCGGCTCTGGACCGATCGCCCGGCACTGTCACGACCAATGCTGACTCGATCGAATATGTGATCGCGGTCGAGGGCTTCGCTGACAGCGTGGTGGTGCAGGGCGTCAATGCTGCATCCATGCAGGTGGTGCAGAAAGACTCCGACGATGTTGTGGTGTTCGACCAGACCTTCAGCTTGGTCTCGCCCAGCGGCATCCTGGATCAGCTCGCGTATTTCATCGAGCCGATTGAGCGGCTGAGTAAGCAGCTGGTGATGGGGTTAAAGCCCTATGCCAATTCGACCGTGACGGTGACCCTGACCGGAACTGGCGGAACGCCAAGCCTGGGCCAGATAGTGATCGGCCAGTCAAAGGCCCTGGGTCAGACCCGCTGGGGCGGTTCGTTCGGAATTACTGACTACAGCAAGAAGGGCGAAAACGAGTTCGGAGATCCCGATATCGTCGAGCGCGCTTACGCTGACCGCGCTGGCTTCAGTCTCTGGGTCGAGGATGCGTTCCTGGATCAGCTGAGGGTGCTGCTGGCGCGCTATCGCGCCACCCCCATCGTCTGGGTTGGCGATGCATCGCGGCCCTCGACGCTTCTCTACGGCTGGCCTGATGACTGGGCCGTCGAGCTTACTGACGCCAATCGTCACCTGCTTTCCATTTCTCTGAAGGGCCTGGCTTGATGTCCGCACCCACCGTGACCCTGTTGCCAACGCCATATCCAAACCGCGCCACCATGGAAGCTGCGGCCTATGTCGCCGCGTCCGATGCCCGCATGGCGGCTGAAAGTCAGTTTGGAGAGGATATTCAGGCGGTCGGCCAGTACGTTGCCGACGTGTCAGCTGATCTGGACGCCAAGATCGCGCTGGCGGGCTTTGGCGCCACCGCGACAACCAGCGTCGCGATCGGCACCGGATCGAAGTCGTGGACGATCCAGACCGGGCTATCCTACGTCCCCGGCTCCTTCATTAAGGCTCGCTACAACGCGACGAACTGGATGTGGGGCGAGGTCGCATCTTACAACTCGGCGACCGGCGCCCTGGTGGTGACCGTCGCGGAGGTGGCGGGATCGGGCACCTATGCAGCTTGGTCGTTCTCGCTGGCCGAACCCATCGGCGCTCGGCCGAACCTGTCGACCGGAGCAACCGTCGCCGCCGGCGCGACCGATAGCGAGTTCGTGTCGCCCAAGTCACTGCTGGATAGCAAGGCCCCTGTCGCGGCGACAGTTTCGGGCACGCTCACGCCTGACTGTTCGAACGACCGCACTTTCAAATGGCTTCTGAGCGGCAACATCACGCTCAATCCGCCCTCGGCCACGGCTGAAGGCGTTGGCGTCTTCTTTCGCATCAAGCAGCCGGCGAGCGGCGGTCCTTATACGCTGTCGCGGCATGCCTCTGTCAAAAAGGGCGCGGAGCTTGATCTGACGCTATCGACGGGCGCCAACAAGGTGGACGCCCTGGCGGGCATCATCATTGACGGCGTTCTGGAAATCACCGGCATCGTTCGGGACATCACCTAGTGCTGGCCGCTCGTTTGATCATAGGCGACCAGACGGCGGGTTCCGCGCCGATCTGGCTGGACCCCTCCGATCTCGCTAGCATGAAGCAGGAGCGCACCGGGGCGTCGGCGACCACGGCCGTCGCTGTGGGTGATCCTGTCGGCTCGATGCGTAACAAGGGCACGCTGGGCGGGTGGCTGACCCAGCCAATCGGCTTTGGCCGCCCCATCCTGCGTCAGGCTAGCGGCGTCTATTATCTGGAGGCCCTGACCAGCACCTTTCAGCTAGACTTCACATCCGGGATGTCGGCGCTCTTTACGGGCAATGATTTCGTCTTGACCTATGGGGCGTATTTCCAAGGCTCAGGGACGATTCTTGGTGGCCTTGGTTCCACGACCAATGAAAACCTCCACACCGGCGTTGGCAGCGCTGGGTCGATTAACTTCAACTATTTCAATAACGGCTTGGCCAGCACGGATGGGATAGGCTCTGGCGCTGTCATGGTTGTCTCTGCCGCGCAGGGGTCTAGCGGCCGAACCCTTCGCAAGAATGGCGCCCAGGTCGCGTCCGATGGCAATACGGCGCGCCTCACCAACGGCAGCCTTTGCCTTTTTCAAGGCCCCATTTCCCAGAGCGGCGAGATGCGGCTGACCGGCCTCATCGCGCGAGCGCCGACCTCTAACGCTCGCCGCAACCGCGACGAACAGATCCTGGCCGGAAAGTCCGGCCTCAGCTTCACCTCAACCTAGGGCCAGACCCCATGCAAATTGCCCAGATCGTCGGCGTCGCGCCGCCGGTGCGCTGCCTCTATGGCGAAGAGATCGCGGTAGGCGAGGTGATCCATTCCTACTCCACTGTTGCGGCCTGGACCGAGGGGTGCCGCAACGCGAGCGGGCTCTACACCATCCAGCCGCCGGCCGCCGCGCCGGAGGGACAGCGGATCGCCTCGACAGACCTCGCGCTCGTCGATGGCCTGGTCGTCGAGGTTGCGACCTATGAAACGCTACCCGCCTCGCGCCGCCTGATCGCCAAGGACGTCATCATGGCGCGCCTGGATGCTGAGGGGCTGGTCGATGCCGCCCACGCGGCGCTCCTTCGTCGTCCGGTCCTGTTCGGCCGCTGGTTCGCAAGGGACTGGCCTGAAGTTTACGCGGATGACGATGACATGGTCGCCATGCTCGATGCCATTGGCGCCGAGGTCGAGGCGATCACGGCTGCCTAAAGTGGGTCGCCGGTAAGGAGTGGGTGAAACCACGACGCTGGTTCCCCAAGAGGCGAACCCGGTTCGCCTATCCCTCCCATTCCATCGGCCCTGTCATGCCCGACGCAACGCGGGCGATCACTCATGCCTGGAGATAGCCCATGTCCGCCACCATCCACTTCGCGCTTCTGACGGTCTCGGGTAGGGCCGGCACGGGGGCGACCTTGCCGGTTCCCGACTCGGCCGTCGTGGCCTCGGCCGAAGCGACGACTACAGCGTCTTCCGCGCTGGTCGTCATCACGGACGCTCTGCCCGGCCATATCTGGCGCTGCACCGTCACCGGCGGCAACGCCTATGTGAAGTTTGGAACCGGCACGCCGGATGCGAGCGCTGCCGCATCGCGCCATAAGCTTGTCCCGGGCGTCTATGAGTTCGCTGTCGGCGTCGCCGGTGAGAAGCCCGCCATCATGGATGCTCCATAGTGCCCGGCCTTGCTCTTGGCCTGGGCCTGGGCCTTGCCACCCGAACCACGGGTGGGGGGGCTCCTGCTGGTTTCTCACTCTGGACCACCAACGGCCAGCCTTGGGTTTTTAGCACCCAGCGCGCCATCAGCCCGTCGAGGCCGTCATGACCCTGAACACCAACATTGGGGCCGACCGCGCCTATATGCTCGCCCAGCTCGGCGCGGCCGGTGTGGCGACAACCTTCTTCGACGACTTCACCGGTAAGCCTGACGGCACGTTGACGGCTGGAACGCTGTCCGACAGCGGCCACGCCTACACGGTGCGCGACAGCGGCGCGCCTTGGCGCGTCGAGGGCGGCTACCTGATCAACACGCACAACAACCCGGCGTCGTCTCAGTCGGGCTATGCGGGGATTGAGTTTCCCGCCGGAACGAAGGTGACGCGGATCGGCGTAGAGGCGCTTCTTCCGGCGGGCGCTACCCTGCCGGGCGCAATCACGCTTATCGCCAGCAAGTATCGTTTCACCACGGCGTCTGACAGCACCGGCTTCAGCGTGGCCGCGTGCCATACCAATCTGACCGCCCAATATGACAATGTGAACTATCAGACGCTCGACGGCCCGACGATCACGCAAAACACCCTTCGCCGGGGATTTTTCCCGACCCTGGAGCGGGACACCCTGGTCGTCTTCGACATCGACATTCGCGGCAAGCGCGCCGTTGTGACCTTGCCGAACGGCGACACGTATCTGACCCAGAGCGAAGACAAGATCGACACGCAAAACGGGCCTCACGCCACGTTGCAATCCTACCTGGGTTCCGACGCTTCGGCCCGCGTGCCGTTCAAGGTCAAGCGCTGGTGGGCCGACCATGACGGCCGTTCCGGCATCCGTATGCCTTCGGCGGCGCGCTTTGACGCTGGCAAGGCGGCTGCGGGGCCGGGTGGCATAAGGGCGTTTAAAAAGACCACTGGCGCGAACGTAGGCACGGCGATCACCACATCGGTCTCTGGCGTGCTCTATTCGTTGACCAACGTTCCCGTTCCGCTGTCAAAGCGTATTCGCGTTTCGGGAGTGATCTGGGTCGATATGTCCGTGCCCACAACTCAGGTCAGCAGCAGCTTGATCGCCTATGTTGACGCCGGTTCGTCCTCCTATCGAGGCTCTGAAACGATCTGGAACGGGACGACTCCCTACAACGCCAGCGGAGCCGCGTTCACGCAGGGTCAGGCCATGCCGTTCGACATGGAAATCGACCTGTCGGCGTTTGAAATCGGCTCGCTGATCGCTGAAGTCCCGGTCAGGCTGTCGGCGGGAACGACCGGCCTGTTCACGTTCGTGGATAGCGGCAGCGCCAGCGGTGGCGCCTCGACGCTCCGGCACTCGACGCTGGCGATTACGGAACTTCCGTAGCCCCCACGCCCCTGCATAAAAACGCAACGGGTGGATTGGGCCGTTTACTCTGGCTTCGATCCACCCTTAGCGGCCATTCGCTGTGTCGCCTCGGCGGTGTCGAGGGCCTGGTCTAGGGCCATGCGGATGAACGCGGCGCGGCCCTTCTCGCCCACGATAGCGTCCAGGCGCACAAGGGCCTTGGCGTCGATGCTGACGTGCGTGCGGATGTAGTCGAGCCGTGGCCTGCC